ATTATCAGCCGTTATTTGGCGCAAGCCGTTCAATCACGCCTCGCGTACTGTCATCTAAATTCGGTGATGGCTACGAACAGCGCGTAGCAGATGGCATCAACACACAGCCGCAAATGTGGAGTTTAATTTTTACAGATAGCGCTGCAATCATTGACGCGATTGATTCATTCTTAATCGGCAAGGGCGGTGTGACTAAGTTCACATGGACACCTCAAGGCGGTAGCGAAATTTCAGTGGTATGCCGCGAGTGGAACAAATCTGTTGAATCGCCTGATGTTTCATCATTGCAATGCAGTTTTGAACAGGTGTACGGATGATTGAATCAGACATTCAAAGCCTTGCGCTATCTAATCTTGTCGAGTTTTTCGAGATAGATTTAAATCCGATTGGCGTAGCAGAGCAATACTACTTTCACAATGGCGTTAATGGTTTAGGCGCAGACGTTATTTTTGATGGCATCACTTACACCCGATTCCCGATTGAAGCTGATGGCTTTGAAAAGAGCGGCGCAGGAACGCAACCAAGACCAACTGTCAGAGTAGCTAATATCACAGGCTTAATCGGTGCGTTATCGCGCGATAATCAGGACTTGGTAGGCGTGAAGTTTATCCGTAGGCGCACGTTTCTCAAGTACATTGATGCTGTCAATTTTACAGGCGTGGTCAATCCTACAGCAGACCCTAATGCACAGTTGCCGATAGAGGTTTGGTATTTTGACCGCAAGGTAAGCGAGAACAATATATTTGTCGAGTGGGAACTATCAAGCGCAAGCGATATGACAGGGGTATTCCTGCCTAAACGTCAATACATTGCTAACGTGTGTTTATGGGCGTACAGGTCAACAGAGTGCGGTTATACAGGCGGTGCGGTAGCTACAAGGCTAAATGTGCCGACTACCGTACTTGCAGATGACGCTTGCAGTAAATCGCTCACAGGCTGCCGTTTACGCTTTGGAGCAAATGGAGAGTTGCCGATAGGAAGTTTCCCAAGTTGTGGGCGCATTAGATGATAGACAATCTCAAGCCTGAAATATTAGCCCATGCCAAAACATCACCAAGCCGCGAAATATGCGGCTTAATTGTTTTAAAGAAGCGCAAAAAGTTATACATACCTTGCCGCAATATATCGGGGAGTTCAAATGAGTTTGAAATTCATCCAGAAGATTACGCGAATGCTGAGGATAATTATGAAATTATCGCCATCGTACATTCGCATCCAAAAACGAATCCGAATCCTACGCAAGCAGACTTAGTAGGCATAGAGCTTACCAAATTACCGTGGGTTATCGTCAACCCTATTACAGAACAATTTACGCTTACAGAGCCTTCTGGCTACGTTCAGCCCTATGTAGGGCGTGAATTTGTGCATGGCGTAAACGATTGTTATTCGATATGGCATGACTTCTATCACCGTGAGCTAGGCATTCACATGGACAACTACTATCGACAAGATAAGTGGTGGTTAAAAGGTGATGACCTTTATACCGACAACTATACGCAAGCAGGAATGGTAGAGGTTGATTTTAAAGACTTGGAATATGGCGACATCCTATTAATGAAAGTAGCTAGTCCAGTGCTGAACCATTGCGCGGTGTATCTCGGTGACAACATCATTCTGCATCATGTAATGGGGCGCTTGAGCTGCAAAGACGTACTCGGCGGCTATTGGGTAAAGATTACTGACAAATGCTTACGACACAAAAGCAGATTTAAGGATAAACAATGTTAGTTGTCTATTTATACGGTCATCTGGCGAAAGCCTATGGCAAGCGTCATGAATTAGCGGTGAAGTCACCAGCCGAAGCTATCAGATCTTTCAGTGCCAATTACAAAGACTTTAAGCAGCGCGTGATTGATGGTGGTGGTTATCGCATACTCGCAGGAAAAGAGGACAGGGCAGACGATATTCACTTGCCTACTTCACGCAGCATCAAGATCATTCCAGTGGTTCAAGGCTCTGGCGGTCTGGGTAAGATTGTACTTGGTGCGGCATTGATCGCTGCTTCATTCTATTTGCCAGGTGCTGGTTATTTTAGCGGTTCTTTACTCTCTTCATTCTCAATTGCTTCTACTGCTTCAAGTATCGGCTTTAGCTTATTACTTGGTGGTGTATCTCAATTATTGTTTAGTCCGCCTAAAGCAGAAAGCGGCGAAGGTGAGCGCCCAGATAACAAACCATCCTATAACTTTAATGGTGCTGTAAATACGTCAGGGCAGGGCAATGCTATCTCATTGGCATACGGTCGCTTACGTGTTGGCTCTCAATTAATCAGTGCTGGCACAGAAACGGCCAATTTATGAATAAACGTATTATCGGCTCTGGTGGCGGTGGTAAAGATGATGGCGGTGGCGGTCGTGCGCCTGTTGAAGCACCAGATACCTTACGCTCTATCCAGTACGCAAAAGGCTTAGACGCTGTAAGTGAAGGCGAGATTGAAGGCTTGGTCGATGGCTTCAAGTCTGTATTCCTAGACGATACGCCATTGCAAAACGCTGATGGCACGTTTAACTTTAGTAACGTCATCATTCAGCAGAAAACTGGCACACAATCACAGTCTTACATGGCTGGCTTTGATGGTGCTGAATCAGAAAATGGCGTAGGCACAGAGGTTACACAGGCAGCATCAGTCACACGTACTGTTACCAATACAGACGCAACTGCGGTGCGCGTAACGCTTGGCTTCCCATCATTGAACGTGCGCGATATAACCACAGGTGATTTGAACGGTACAAGTGTTGAAATAGCGATTGATGTACAGAATAACGGTGGCGGCTTTGTGCCACAGATACTTAGAAATATTTATTCAAGTTCTGTATTTTCTGTTGCAAGCGGTGTTTATACAAATACAGTTGATTCTGCTAAGTTCAATTTTTCAGTTCAATGGCTTGGTGATTTTTCAACATCAAGGCAAACGCTAACATTTGAATTGCAGTATAGATTAGTTGGAAGTGGTACATGGCTCACATATACAACATCAACATTTTCAGGAACTAAAGCAGTAAGTTCAAGTGGCTACAATAGCCTTACTGGTTTTGTTTCAGACACTTCTATATTATTAGCTGATTCTTATGCTAATACTGGAACAAAAAGCTTTAGTGTTGAATTGCCAGAAGGTAACTATGAATTTAGAGTTAATAAAACCAATGGTACACAATCAAATCAATTTACATCACTATCTGGCATAACTTACGGTGGCGCAGTATCAATCACTTATGCCGAGGCATTCGTTCCAGCTTACACCGATGTTATCAGTGGCAAATGTACATCACGCTATCAACGTGCATACCGTATTGAATTGCCAGTTGGCGGTGAATGGGATATTCGCGTAAGACGTATTACTGCGGATTCTGCTGTAACCACATTGCAGAATAAAACATTCTGGGATAGCTATACAGAAATTGTAGATGCAAAACTAAGATACCCAAATACTGCTTATTTTGGCTTCAAGATTGATTCTAAAAACTTTAGCAATATACCTGTTCGCGGCTATGAGATTTACGGTATCAAGGTACAAATCCCTAGCAACTATGACCCTTTAAGCCGTGTTTATACTGGCACATGGGATGGCACATTCACAACAGCGTGGACAGATAACCCTGCATGGATATTCTACGACATTGTAACCAATAGCCGTTACGGTCTTGGTGACATGATAGACGCTACGCAAGTAGACAAATGGTCTTTATACACCATTGCACAATACTGTGATGAGTTCGTACCGGATGGCTTCGGTGGCATTGAGCCTCGTTTCACTTGCAATATGTACATTCAGACACGCGAAGAAGCATATCGTGTTGTATCCAATATTGCCTCAATCTTTCGCGGTATTGCTTACTGGTCAGCAGGGGAAATCACTGTATCGCAAGACGCACCAAGCGACGCTGTGCAATTATTTACGCAGTCTAATATCGTTGGTGGACAATTTAACTATTCAGGCTCAAGCGGCAAGGTTCGCCATACCGTTGTATTGGTATCATGGAATGACCCACAGGATGGATATCGTCAAAAGGTGGAGTATGTAGCCGATGATGAAGCAATCGCACGTTATGGAATCGTACAAACTGAAATAGCGGCTATTGGTTGCACCTCTCGCGGTCAGGCTAATAGAGTTGGCAAATGGATGATTTATTCAGAGATTAACGAGACTGAAACAATTAGCTTCACGGCTGGACTAGATACCGTATTTTGTGGCGTTGGTTCAGTCATAAAAACGCAAGACCCTATCCGTTCAGGTAAGCGGTTCGGTGGCAGGACTTTAACAGGCTCTACCACTACTAGCATTGTGATTGATAGCGCAGTAACGATTGAAACAGCCAAGACTTACGAGTTAAGCGTGATTCTACCTGATGGCACGATAGAGACTAAATCCGTGACCAATGGAGTAGGTTCTGCATCTACTCTCACAGTATCAAGTGCTTATTCAGCTATTCCATTGGATTATGCTATCTGGGTGCTTGCGGCTAATGACTTAGTGCCTGAATCATGGCGTATCGTAGCAATGTCAGAGGTTGAAAAGTCACAGATTCAGATCACAGCACTAGCTTATGATTCACGCAAGTATGATGCAGTCGAGCAAGACTTGATACTTGAGCCATTGCAAACCAGTCTATTGAGCGCATCACAGCCGCAACAGGTTGATAACTTAACCGTAACAGAAACGCTTTATTTAAGCGGTCTATCAGTCGTAGCAACTAAAGCCATTGTAAGCTGGAATAGTTCAGTTGGTGCAAACACGTACAGACTTGAGTACAGGCTTTCAGATGAGAATCCAGTAATTGTAAATGGCATCAATACCAACACTTATGAAATAGCACCAATTCAAGAAGGGGTATATACGTTCAGTGTGTTTGCGGTTAATGCGTTAGGTAGACGTTCACAGGCATCAACGACTACTGAAACTATCTATGGAAAGACGACACCGCCTAATGATGTGACTGATTTTAATATGGTTGCATTGAGCGGATATGCTCATCTTACTTGGGCGCAATCTACTGATTTAGACGTATTGGTCGGTGGTCATCTACGCATAAGGTTTACGCCTGAACTGGTTACCCCTACATGGGATTCATCAATAGACATCGGTCAGCAGATACCTGGCAATGCTACAAATACAGTATTGCCGCTAATGACAGGTTCATATCTGGCAAAGTGGGTAGATTCAACAGGCAATCTATCTGAAATAGCGGTGGCAGTATCTAGCAATGTTGCAAGCCTTCTTACGCTTAATGTGGTTGAAACAGTCACAGAATCACCAGCGTTTAATGGCACTAAAACCAATGTTGCTTATGATGCAGAGCGTGGCGGCATTAAATTAACGCCTTCAAGTCTAGTTTCAGAGTGGGCATTACTTAGCACATTAGGCAATCTATCATCTATTGGCGGCATTGCTTCAACAGGTGAATACCTATTTGATGGTTCGGTAGATTTGGGAACGGTTCAAACCTCAAGACTAAGCGTAAGCATTGAAGTTTTATCTTTTGATGCTAATGACCTGATTAGTTTTAGAGGCTTGATTAGCACATGGGGATTAGTAAGCGGTGGCAATCTTTCAGACGTTGGCGTTATGGTTTATATCCGCACTACCAATGATAACCCGCTAGGTTCGCCAGTATGGTCAGAGTGGCAACAATTCTTTGTTGGCGATTGGACTGCCAGAGCTTATCAGTTCAAGGTGGTTTTATTCTCAGGTGATATTAACCATAACGTCATTGTTAAGACTTTGGCGGTTACGGTAGATATGCCAGACCGCGACGACTTTGGTGAAGATATAGTAAGCGGCACATCACCTTACGCCGTTACCTATACCACACCGTTTATCGCAGCGCCATCACTCGCCATTACTGCACAAAACATGGCAACAGGCGATTACTACGAAATAACAAGCAAAACCGTTACAGGCTTCACTATTGTATTTAAAAACAGTGGCGGCACTAACGTATCAAGAACATTCGATTATCACGCGAAAGGGTACTAAATGTCACAAGCTGACTACACGATAGCAGACCAAGATGGCGCAAGTTTTTTAGTTGATATTAATAATCAACTTGCCGCCATTGTTTCAAATAACTCTGGCGCAACCGAGCCTGCAACTACTTACGCCTATCAATGGTGGGCTGACACCTCAAGCGGATTATTGAAGCAGCGTAACGCAGCCAATAATGCATGGGTAACAATCGGCACATTAGGCTCTGCAAACTTGGGATTGCTTGCTTTAACTGGCGGCACTCTCACAGGCGCATTAAACGAAGCACAAGGAGCAGATATTGCCAGTGCTGGCACAGTAAACCTCACGACTGCCACAGGTAACTATGTACACATTACTGGTACAACTACAATCACTGCGATTACATTGGCGCAAGGTGCACCACGTACAGTTGTAT